CAACAGCGGTGTCAGTTCCAATTCCACTCGCTGCGCTTCCAATAGCACCGCCAATCGCACCCGTTCCAGCACCTATAGCTGCGCCTTTTAATACATTTCCACCTTCAATACCAGATTTAGCCGCGCCAATACCCGCACCAATCAATCCACTACCAAGCATTGCTTGTCCAGTTTTACCAAGTCCAAGACCCAATGCACTATTTGTAGCACCTCCCAATTGACCGCCAAGACCACCACCTAATGCACCAGCCGCACCACCCATTAATGCGCCTTTCCAGCCACCTGTAACACCACCAGACAATGCGCCAATAGCTCCGCCACCTAACGCAGCCGCACCAGCACCAGTTAACAATCCACCAGAAAGCGCACTACCGATAGCCGTGCCAATACCTGGCGCAAAAATTGATAATGCAATTGGCAATACTGATGCAAATATCTTTAAAATGCTTTTATATTCGTGCAAACCCGTGTTTGGATTGATTGTTCCTGCACCACCCATACGCTTTAACATTTCTGCTTCACGATGATTAATATGCACGAGCATATCATCACCACCACGACCAGCATTTTGCAATCGTCTTGCAGCAGTAACTAAACCACCACCAGCGTAACCTTTTTTATTAAGATGATCTTGCAACCCATATAATGCAATTAACAGTGACACAATAAACACAACATCATATTGTGGTGGTACCATATTTTCTTGAATCAACCCGTCTTTAATAGCTGATGCACGAACCTCAGTATATTTGTCTGGATTTTGCAAAACAAACTCAAGCAATGCAATTGCATCATCAAGATCTTCTGGAACAACTGGCATACGCTCAACTTGTTTTTCCATTTGCGCAATACCTTGCTGAAAACGCGGATCTTGCTCTGCCATCTGCATAATTACATTTCTAATTTCGCTCATTTTGCTAACCCTCTATACCATTTATGGCTGTAGTAATCTTCTTTTAAAAACCCGTAGATATGTAAATCATCATCATCCTCAAATGATTTACGCATGATGCCTTCTAATTGAAAGCCAAAGTGTTCGTTTAATCTTTTTGCTTGCGTGTTCTTTCCGCGTAGTAATCCTGTGACGCGAGCAACGTGCAGTTTGTTAAAAATAAATCCAAATATCTCGTTAAACATCACAATTGTTTCTCTTGGTCTAACTTTTTTATTATCAATTGCAATGGTTAGATCAATGTTGCGCGAGGTAAAATTAGTCATAATAACCACGCATACAAATTCGCCTTGGTTATTTACCGCTGAAAATGCACGAAAGAACTCTGGTGGATTATCAAGTCCAAGACGCGCTCTTGCCCATTCTTCTGCTTCATCTTCAAGTTCAAATCCAATGTATTTCATAATTACTCTACCGTCTGACAAAAACGCTCTGCCCATTCGCGCCAGTCATCAAACTGATAGGGAATAGGAAAGTTTTCTCTAAGCGTTAAATTGTTGACAAATTGCATGCCCCAGTTCTGCCAGTTGTTTTCGTCTTCAAGACGACCAAACGCACCATACGGATCAAAATCCAATGCAATCTGATCTGCCCAATCGCGAAGCGTAAGATGTGTCGGAAGTGTGACTCTGATGCTCATGAAATCACCGTGTTGTCGCCCATTGATACATGTCCAATAATTTGACCCATTTGATAATCACCGTACACCTCATTTGATTCAAATCTGACGCGAAGTTCACGACGTTGCTCTTTAAGCATAACAATCTGCTCCCAAGGTTCTTGCGCAGTTTCTGGGAATGTAAATGTAGTACCGTAAACTTCTGGCGCACGCGCGTTAGATCTTCCTGTGACTTGAACTGTCATATCACCGTTCTGTACAAAGTCTGGCTCTATGCGTGTAATACGCATAAATTCGTTATTACCTTGTGCTACCGCAGAAAGATCCGCAGTTTCAAAATAAGATCTAATTGGATTGATAACTTGACCATCAATTTCATCAACACCTTGTTCTTGAACCCATACGCGAAAATCACTTCCTTCACCAACAGCACCCGCTAAAATAGGCGCAGCGAATAAGTTATTAAACGCACCAGCGGCACGTCCGTTAGCAGGAAGCTCTGTGTCGTACCAAGTGTTTTCACGCACATTGTAGATGACAGCATGTGTGCATTCTGTTGCATCACCGCGTGGATAACACCACCAGATCTCGCCATACCGAGGAACTTTAAATGCAAATACTTTTGAGCGATTACGAACATTCAATCCATCAAAGAAATAATTCAAGTTCATGGTGTTTGGCACTTCACGCACAACACCGTTGAACATCAAAAAGCGATCAACACCGGCCCAGAAAAACACACCGTCATAATCTACAATGCAATTCTCTGAAATAATTGATGTGTCAGTTGCTACAACGTCAAATTGAAATACAGAAGCACCGCCAGTAAAAGTAGCACGAATAACCGCGTCGTATGCCCAAAATAAGCCAGCAGGAGCAGTTCCACTACCCGCACGCAGCGGCAATCCTTTGATAATCTTTTGCCCCCAAACCCGCGCTAAACCTGCGCCACCTGTAAAATCTGTTAAATTAGTTGGATTACCAGCAACGCTCCAGCCAATAATCCCATCAGTGCCGTAATAAAACAGATATGGATGCAAAGACACGATACCGCCTGTGGCGTTTGCATCGGGAGGCAGACCAATATATTGCAATTGACCAGTGCCAAGCACTTCACCAAAGAAAATATACCCGCCAGCATCGTTTGAAATAGAATTTAAATTTTGAGAAACGTGCGCAATTAAATAATTTTGATTTGTTGATGAATCATATTGATAGTCAAACATCCACATGTTGCGAACATTTGGTAATTGTGTTGCTAAAAAACCACCGTTCATATCACCAGAAACAGCAACGAGTGTGGTTGTTACGGTTTCAATCGGTAAATTATTAACTGTCGGACCTGCAACTGTAGCTGTGATATTTATAATGCCACCATCAGACGCAGTAGCCGTGTATCCAGCAGCGTGAGCCGTAATATTAGCCGCAACTGCGGTTGCTGTAGCAGTTAGGCTTGTTGCATAAGAAACAGGCGCAGACATGATGTTTACGCTGTTTATGGTGATACTGTCTACAGATCCAGAAGATCCACTTGTAAGCGTTACTTTTCCTGTCGCATACGAATCTGATGGCGTTCTGTTGGTGACAATTGAACTGTTACCAGTAGAATCAAGCGTAAAACGCTCTAAATAATTTTCACTTCCGCTATGACAATAAATGTAATTCATTTGCGTAAAGTTACTAAAACCACGACTGATTTCTGTCAAATATTTTTGCGTAGCTTTATAACCGCCAATTTTGCGAGGCAAACCGCGTTGCCAGCGAACCCATTGCCCGTCGGTGTAGTTATTGCCTTCAAACTTTGTGCCGTCGCGTTTGATACCTGGATCTGACTTTAAAACAATCGTTTTTTCTGGCATCAGTATGTACCACCGTTAATAGATCCAAGTGGCGCGGTTCCTAAGACTGACCATATTGCGGCTGCGCTTGCTGCGGTAAACACGCCAATACCAACAGAAGTACCACCAAGGTTAATTAACGCAGATCCTGCTGTGGTTGCGCCTGTACCACCTTGTGAAACCGCCAGTGGGTATGAAGCACTGTATGTGTCAGCACGAACCACGTCTGTGCCGTCACTATACAAAATAGATCTTGCGCTTTGCGCAACAGTTACACCAGAACCAGAAGGTGTTTTTACTGTAAAAGTGTAGGATCCTGTAGTTTGATTATCTACCCAGTATTGTTGCACTGTCGCAGGAACAATAATGGTGCGATTACCAGTAAGAACACCCGTAAATCTATACGCAATACGATTTAATTCAGTACCCGTCAGTGTGTAATTTCCGCTTCCAGGAACAGCGGTAACAACATAATCAAAAGCAAATGTTGCAGACTGTCCAAAACCAATCGTGTAACAGTTCACACCGTCACTAGCGATAATAGCGGATTCACCAGGTTGAAAACTAATGCCAGCAGTACCGTCAATCAAAGTCACGCCAAGTGCATCAGCTAAAATTGCGCCCGTGCCAGAGTTTCTAAGATAAATAAACCAATTATTTCCCACCACCGCTGGATCTGGCAGTGATAATGTTCCTGCCGCACCTGTCCAGTTAAACATTTTTGCACGGTCAGTAGAAGCCGCAGTGTAATTTGAGTTAAATTCAGTAATAGGAACAGATTGTGAAAGCAATGATCCAACAGCAACAATACCTGTTCCAGCTAGTGCTGATGCATTAGCAACAGAAACAGTTGCACCATATTGTAATGAAACCCAAGTGCCTGCGGTTGTTGTATTGTTAGTTAAATAAACTTGCCAAAGCGTACCAGCAGTAACAACGATAATTTGTGTACCGTCAGCATTTTTTACCGTAATTGATTGCGCACCAACGTTGTTAAACAGAATGGTTTCACCTGTTCCTGCTTTTGCTGCGTCTGGTAAAAATATGCTCAATCCAGCAGTTGCTGATGAAATGTTGATAATTCGTGTAGCAAGGTTGTCACTAGCAGAAGTTTCAGTTGGCCAACTTAATGTAACATCAGCCGTAAGCGTAATTGCACTGTAACTGATTTCGCTTGGATAAATATTTGCGCCACCGAAGACATCGGTATATGTTGTCATTATGCTTCACCTCGGTTCGCTGTGCGATCCATGATACGTTTAAGATCTTCACCGTTCAATGCTTGTGCTGCACGGTCATAAATACCTTGCCAGACTTGCACTCGCTCATCATTTTTGAGGAATGGTGTTGCTTCGAGCAGTGTGGCATACAAAAGAACGTCTGGCGCATACTCGGTAAGCCAATTGGTTTGAAAGTCGTCGCCAAGAAATCGCACTTGTTCATAGAATAAAATTTCTAATGTTTGCGAAGTTGCTGGCGTAGGTGCAATTATCCAGTGTTGATAATCGTAGTCGGCATAATACGCTGGCGTTCCAGTTTCAGCAGGATCTGGCCAGTAATTTCTGATGTATTCATAAGCACGCGCAAAAATAGGCGTACCGTCAACAGTCATGCTAACAGTGTCACGCCATCTATCTGGCTTCATGTAGACATTAACACCAGCCGCGAGCGGTGTTGTGACTGCGCGAATAAAACCTTCAATTTTAAGTTCACGCGCAATACGACGCTCACCCATTGTGATGAGTCGAGGAAGTTGATCGTAGACAATTTGATCGCTTTCTTGCGTAAAACCACGCTCTAGGTAACGTCTAACGTCTACGAGCAACGAGTCGTAGGTCATGCTGTAGCTCATAAATACTCCGTAAATTTTGTCGTATTAGCCGCTGATTCAGCATGCACCTGTGTTATTGAATTATACTTTTAAATGAATGTAAAAACAAAAATGTTATCCATTCCAGCGAGCAATTTTACCTTCGCGAACATCAATATGCGTAAAAGAATTGTAGCGTCCAAGTCCTCGGCAGTCACTGTCAAAATGTTTCATAAGATATTTTTGCACTTCGCGTGGTTCAATATCTTTTACTTTAATGTCGGCTGCGTTGCCAAGCAGGTGTTGGCTGTCTTGTGCGCCTTTCACTTTAGTGTTGTGTGCTTTGCATCTTCTTCCGCTCACAATTGTAATAGGTTTACCAAAAGACTCACGGATGCGATTAAGTAGCTCTACAAGTTTTGGGTTAACGTCTTTCTCTCCGCACCCGCAATGACACTCAAATTCTTCTGGTTTGAAGTAATTAGTCATATTATTTACCTTCTGATGCAAACAATCCAATCATACCAAACACTACACTAGCCACAGTCAAACTATCATGCACAGGTACTGCATCAATATTCACACCCGCCATAGTAGATAAAGCCGCTATACTCGCGTAGGTAGAAGGCTCTTTTAATCGAGCCATTAAATAGTTCCACACTTTAAGGATTTTGTTCATTAGATGCCTCCAAAAGTTCTACACGTTTTGACAATTCTTGAACTGCTTTAATTAAAGGAGCTATAAATTCTTCATATCGTAGCAATTGTTTAGCTTCAGGGTCATTAATGTCAGAGCTTATCCACCCACCAAAATCCGCAATATTACTTTCATCCATAGCCTGTTTAACGTCTTGCGCAAACAAACCATAATGATGTCGAACACCTGGTATAGGGGCTAACTTAGGATTACCGTCTTCATCTTTATCATTTTCATCTTTAATATATCCGCCAACATTCCATTTATACACAACGGGGTTTAACTTGTTAATAAACTCTAATCCAACGCTATCAGATATATATGTTTTTTCTCTGCTGTCTGAGGTAATTACTGGTGAATTATTTAAATAAATATTTTTCCAGCTATAGTTAAACGTACCATTAGCACCTAAATCCATGTAATTGTCAGTGTCATTGAAAAATGCCGGTTTAGAATTGTACCATCCCCAAAGATAAAATTGACCTCCTGTTACCCCTGCTTTCATTACATAATTACCACCTCCTTGGTCATATCCTGTAAAAGCTGCACCACCTACAGACATAGTCTGTGAGCCGTTCATGGCAATACCATTACCAATAACTATAGAAGTAGATGTCAAATAATCAGTACCTGCTGTTGCCGCAGAAATAGATGTTCCGTTCCCTTTTAGAATACCGGTGACGTTTGTTGCTATTGTGATAGCAGGTGTTGATGTTGGATTAGCTACTGTTCCTGTAAACCCATTTGCCGTAGTGACTGATACAGTTGATACTGAACCGCCTGACGATATGGACACAAAATCACTGCCGTCCCAAGCAACAACAGCTC